TGTATCCTAGCACATCTTTGATCGTTGAGTCATACGACTCCAGAGTTTTGAACACCCTGCACTTCATGATTACACCCTCTCCCATGCGAAGTTGTTCTCACGCGTCATCACAACGCGCTGTTTGCCGTTGTTGTGCTCGATCACCCGGGCTCTGCCCATGTTGAAGTTGGCGTCGAACATAGCGTCAGCGATGCGGCACCATTTGCCCTGCTGTTCCTGCCACGCGCCGTCAATGAAGTACTGCAATTCGTAGCTCATGTGTTCTCCTGATTGGTTTGTCTAGAATCTAGAAACTAACAGCCGCAACACGGATAATCTTCGTGTTCACACCGGACGCGCCCGATCATGCGCCCAGCTACGGTGTACAGTCCGCGAGGGTCGCGCTTGGATGCGTAGTACCCGGCAGGTTTTCGGCGCGGGGTGTATGCGCCTGTGGTTTTGCATCCGGTGTGGAACAAGCGCGAGTTGATGTAGTTCGCTTGCTCTCCGGTGGAGATGGGTTGATTGCATGCGCGGCAGGCGCTGGGGTATTTGACGGTGATGATGGGCATGTTGTCTCCTATCTCATGTTGTCTGCGACATGCGTCCGCAGTTCGTCTAGATCTACGAGGACGGACACCAGTTTACGGCGGCGCTCCTCGTGTTGTTCCTGCGCCTGAAAGAAGGTCAGGTTGTCACGGAATAGATCCTGGGGGTAATAGTCGCGACCGTGCGGCGCTGCCTTGCACAGTGCTTCGAGTGCGGCCTGTACCGCAGCGTGTGCGGCGTTGTATTGCGCGAGAAGATCTTCCCCGGCGGTGCCGTTCAAGTGAAGGGTAGGTTTGGTCATGCTGTCTCCTGTTGTCTAGAATCTAGACAGTCCAAATTTTGGACTACTCATCTCCCCAAGTAAATTTTGCGGAATGCAATTCAACATCACCCCATACATTAACTTGGAATGCCATTCCCTCCCAATCGAAAAGCCAGATCTCGGTTGAATCAGACCACCTCATGCTTGCAAGGATTTCGTTAGCATCGTTCTCATTGAAAATGAGGTGTAAATTTTCAACTACTTGTGATGTGGGTTTCATATGTTCCTTTTGGGTCCAAATCTTAGACTGTCTAGTTTCTAGCTAGACAAGGTAGGCTTGCGCCTACCCGATCACCACAAACGGGTTGCCGATAGACTTCTTGAGGCTACCCTTGATTCTCAATCCGACGACAGACCCAGGCGCATCCATAAACCGCGCATCAGACTTGTCGCCGTCGATAACAGGGAAACCGTGCCACGATTCCGGCAGTGGATGACCCTTGCGGATGCCGAAAACCACCGCGACAGAGCCGCCGGACTTGAGCCAGTCAAGCGAAGTCTGGAGCGATTCGGGCCGCTCAGAGTGCGAGTAGGTGAGGTGATACCCGTCGATGCGGGTCGGCTTGATCTTGGTGTAGTCGTACACCTTCACTTCATTGCCGTACTTCAAGGCGCAATACCGCGCCACGAACAGGCCCAGGCCGCGCAAATCTTGTGCGCCGTTCGGACGGATAGCGGGGGTGAGGCCTTTACGGCGACACCGTTTGACGTGCGCATCGATCTCGCGCACCAGCTGTTCTTTGAACGCATCACGCCGATTCAGGTACATCAGCGTGCGGGAGATGCGTGCGCGCTTCGATCCCGGCATTGCCATGCGCCCAGCTTCGGACCCCAGGCAGATATCGGCGCACGCTCCAGCATTGGGGCACATGTTCGCGCCGCCGTAGGGTACAGATTCGGTGGCGGGACTCATGTAGAGTACCGCTTCCCACGTCCCGGCATTGGCGCGGGACTTGTCGATTTTGGCCGTACCCGTGGTTAGCAGGTAGGAATGCGTAAACTGATTGTTCATTTCTCTCACTCTTTCTGTCTAGAATCTAGACATGTTGGGTTGTCGCACGTCACTGACGACAACGGTTAACTACTGTGAATACCATGATATCGTATCCACCTATGGATGTCAAATGGCACTACAGGGTGCTACAGGATGCACTGACTACTGCCAAATGTGGGCGGCGATTACCAGCGCATAGATTGCGCCGAAACCTAGCACCGTGAGGATGGATTCGAGACGGCGCATTACTCCTCCACCTCCACGCCAGAGAACGCGCCGCAATGGGCGCAGCACGAGCCGTTCGCGCCGAACATCGCGCCGTTTTCAGGGGCGAACTCGTGTTTCCCGCCAGTAGTGCGGCACGGGGAAGACGGCTCGACGCGATAGAGCTTCGCGCCGTCAGAGTAGGTGCGGATCAGTGTCTTGTTCATTTTTCTCTCACTTTCTTGTCTAGATTCTAGACAGCCTGTCTCGTCAGTACGGGTAGGCTATTTCCCGTAGACGCGGGTTTCCCCGCGTTTCGACTATTTGCCGTACCGTTCCAGTACGAGCGCGGCGAAGATGGACTCGTCGCCGTTAGCTTGCGCACGCATAGCGCAAACTTCTTTCCACCATCCAGCATCGGGCGCGTCCTGTTCGGGCGCGTCCTCACCCACTTCGGGCGCGGCCCCACTGGATTTCCCAGTGCCGAGGATAGAATCAACAGCCACCTTTACTTCTTTGTCTGACATTTTGCGCTCTGCGCGCAGCGTGATCAGCGTGGCTACTGACTCTCGATGTTCGTACGCGGCCTGTTCATTCTTCGCCAATCTGGCGATCTGGTACATCGACGATTCCCCAACTCGGATCATCTCCGCAGTAGTGGTGTCGATATAGGCGAGTGCTTCGCCCAAGTTCGCCATGAGGTTGTATTGAGCGCGGGAGATCCCGTAGCCCTCACCCTCAAGCCATGCGGCCGCGTTGTTGTATTCAGGCTTGTAAGCCTGATTGGACCGGAACCACGCCATGGCGCGGCTCATCTCTAGCCAGAGTTCGGCGCGTTTCGCAGCGCCACGGGTGATAATCTGGATAGCCTCATTCTTGTTCATTGTGTTCATTCTCCTGTTTGGTTGGTTGTCTAGATTCTAGACGTTCGGCGTTCACTGTCTGTAAACGCTCAATTCAGTGTTCTACATGTTCCACGTGGAACATATAAACCACTCGATTGAAACGCTACCGCTATCCAACGTTTGTAAAGGATAGTCACGTTACCTACATTCAGTAGCGTTCGTTTGGCTTGTTTACCTCAACTCACTTGATGGCTGAGGAAGGCATTCTCACCGTAGTGACCCTAGCCTAGTAGGGATATTCAGTTATCAATGATCAGTGGTGAGTGTTTTGCGTGCTCACCAGTTGCTTACATGACCATATTGCCATAGGTAGAATGTTAGGTCAAGATCTTTTACGTTTATTTTGTGTATAAAGATTGGACAATTTTGGATAGCTAGAAATAGACAAGAAGTGGAATGGAGAGGGGAGTGTATAAAAATTGGACAGTAGGGGATAATGTGGGGATATGGCACAAACGAGACTACATGTTGACGGTAAGCGGGTGAACCTTCGGGAGATGTTGGCGAAGTTGACGCCGAAACAACGGAAGTTCGCAGAGGGCTTAGTATTGGAGGGGTTGACGAAGGCCGAAGCTTATAGACGCGCGTATGAGTGGAATGGTAAGAGCGGAAATAGCATGCGCGTCACGGCGGTGAGGACCGCGCAAAAGCCTAATGTGGCTCTAGCGATAAAGGCCATGCAGGAAGAGAGAACAGCGCGTATATGGGAGAACAAAGACAAGTTCCGAACGTGGATCATGCAAGGCATCACGGACACGGCAAATAACACCGAATCCGACATCACACGGTTAAAGGCATTGGAGTTGGCAGGGAAGACGAGGTTTGCTTCGGTGTTCGAAGAGCCGCAAGCGAATGAGGCGAATGCAGCGGTAGCGGGATCATTGGTAGACCTGATTGGCGCGAGACTCCAATCACTGCTTGGGATTGAAAGGCCTACACTGGGCGATGAAGAAACAGTGGACACGACATGTGACCACCTACCACTTGGTACCACCACGTCTACCGACACCCCCACCGGGGGCGGGGAGGGGGATTAGGCCGGGTCGCGCTGGCTGTGCTATGCATAGTAT